CAAGGAACCAAAACACTTAAAACTCTTGCCTGGACAATCGGCGGTCTATTCATGGCTGTTGAGTTTATGTCAGGTGCAATGTCTGCCAAATTAAATATCCCTGGCGGTACTAAAATTGGTATTGGTGGAGGTAAAGGTGCGTCATGGCAAGTAGTAGTTCTCATGGGTGAAGTCATCCTAGGTCTAATATTGCTCTCTCACACTGTAGCAAAACTTGCTGAGGTTGATAAGAGCGGTCTAGAAAATGGTACGCATACTCTTGAAAGTATCGCTTTTGTTATCGCTGCTCTATTCTCTGCTATATTCTTTGTAATCAATAAATTCTCAGAAGGCAACCAATTACAACGTTCTAACAAAGGACGTATTAAAGAGGCTGCTCTTCTACTCGCTGTAGAGATAGGTGGTATTATCCTCTTAGCTGGTACAGTATCTAAACTCGGACAAGAAATTGACGTTAACCAAATGGGTATTGGTATTGCTGTAGTCACAACAGTATCACTTCTCATCGGTGGTGTATTTGCTGCTATCGGTGGTATTATCATCGCTATGGAAAAGAACAATGTCAAGAAGTCATCAATCACTGCGGCTGTTGCTACTTTGGTTGTTATTGTTGGGTCTATCTGGCTCTTATCAGAACAAATCAAAATGCTCGCAGAAGTAGACCAAGGTTCTATGCTTGCGGCAAGCACAGCTCTACTTATGATTGGTGTTACATTAGCTGTTCTTGAAGGTACAGTTATTGGATTGTCTAAACTTATCACAAATATGAAGGATGTGGGTCGTATTCTTGTATCTCTTGGTACAATGATTGCTCTGACTTATGTCCTTAAACAAGCCTCACTTGCATTGTTCGAACTAGCTGATTTACCAGTTGATGGTATTCGTGCTGGTGGCGAAACATTGTCAATGTTGGGCATCGTTTTGGCAGTCATGACTGCTGTAGTTATCGGTATGTCTAAACTTGTCACGAACCTTAAGACTGTTGGTGGTATTATTGTAGCACTTGGTACAATGACTGCTATCATGTTTATTCTTAAGGAATTTTCAAAATCAGTTATACCTTTGGCCGATATCGAGTCAGGACAACTTATGTCTGCCGTTACAGCTATTGGTGTATTGGCTGTGGTTCTAACAGCAACTACCGCTATAATTGGTGTTTTGGGCGCATTAGCTGGTAACAGTGGTCCAATGACCCTTTTGGGTATCATTGTTATGATTCCATTGATTATGTCAATCGCTTGGAGTCTTAAACAAATGGGTGACACTGTTGCTCTTCTTGGTGGTTTGTCTGTAGGCGAACTCTTCAAGGGCGGTGTAGCAATAGCCGCGTTAGGACAAGTCTTATTTATTCTCACAACTGAGTTTGGTGTGCTTGCACTTCTTGCTGGTTGGTCATTCGGTGCACTTTGGGGCGTTATCCCTGTAATTGCATTGATCCTAGCAATTGTGCCTGCTCTTAAAGGTATGGGCGATATTGTTATTTCTCTTGCACCATTGTCTATTGGTGACTTGATGTCGGGAGCGGTAGCGATATTAGCTCTAGGTGTAATCCTTGTCGTAATTACAGCATTGGCGACTGTAGTATCTATATTTGCCTCTGTGGCTGGATTCGGTGTCGCTACAACAATTGCTCTAGCTAATGGCATTATCCAAGCTCTACAATCTCTAGCAACTGTAGCTATTGGTCTTATTCCATTCGTTGGATGGGATTTAGCTGCATCCGTTATGGTTATTGCTGGTCTTGCACTTATTCTAGGTGCTTTGTCCGCATTCATGAGTCTTATGTCTAATGTGACAAGTCTTGAGGGTGCTGCTGGACAAGTAACAATAATGCAAGGTATTGCTTCATCAATTCAATCCCTAGCCTCTACAGCTATCGGTATTGCAAGTGTCGGTGATATTGAGACAATGACTAAAGCTGGACAAATTGTTGCTAAACTCGGTAACGTTATTGGTTGGAATACTCTTAAGACTTCATTCGGTAGTCTTATTAGTGGTGGAGCTGACAAGATATCTGGTCAGTTGGCTGCTATGAAAGGTATTGTAACTAATGTTAAAGACCTTGCTGATACTGCAATTAAGATTTCAGCTTCTGGTTCTCCAGAAGACATGCAGAAATCGGCTGATGTTGTTAAAAAGCTTGCTAACGTACTTACATCAAATCTCTTCAAGGAAGATTTCTTGTCTGTATTCTCAGATGGCTCTGGTGCAGTAACACGTATTAAAAATGGTGCTAAAGCTCTTGCTTCAGTATCTGATGCGTCTAAATCTGCGTCAAGTATGAAATCTATTGATGTTGAAGGTGTTAGTGACAAGATGGATGACATGAAGACCATCATGAACAAGGCCAAATCTATGGGTGACTCTGCTCCTAGCGAACAAGCTGTCACTAATATGGGCAATATGAACTCAATCATCAACAAGGTTAAAGACATTGCAACTAACTTGCAATCTATGCCTGCTGTTGGACCTGAAGCTACAGTTGCTGTAGACAATATTATAGCAACAATTAACTCAATTTCAACTAAACTACAGTCTATGGAAATGAACCAATCATTTGAGGCTGCTGGTTTAGGTAACATTGGGTCTTATGCATTGGGAATTCAAAATGGACTAGGAAATGTAACTGGTTCAGTTGATGGTGTTGTAAGTGGAGCTCGTGGTCGCTTTGGTGCAGCTAACATGACATCACAAGGTAACAACACTTCAAGTACATTTGGACGAGGTATCAGTGCTTTACTTGGTATGGTTTCTGGTGCTGCCTCTGGTGTTGTAAATGGAGCCAAATCTATGTTCGGACAAAACGACGTTACTGGTCACGGTAACAAGATGTCTGGAACATTTAAGGGTGGTATTGATCAAGGTAGAAACCCTGTATCAAATGCAGCTAAAAGTGTACTTGATACTGCGAAATCAGCAATGACGCCAGATGGTGGAGTTATTTCTAAACTTACACACGCTGGTACTTCTATGGTTGATGCTATTGCTAGTGGTATCCGTAGTGCCATCGGTAAAGCAACAAGTGCAATCTCAGACCTCTGGGCTACTGTTAAGGCACATATCCCTAACTCACCAGCCAAGAAAGGTCCTATGTCTGGAGCTGGTTGGCGTAAGGTTGAGCATTCAGGTAAAACCATTGTAGAAACAATTGCTAGTGGTATGGGTTCTGCTGCACCCACAGTAATTGATGCAATGGATAACTTGATGGGTGAAATTCAAAATCAAGTTGATAGAGTCAATGATATGAATTATGACAACATGGATATTAATCCTAAAATCAAACCTATCCTTGATATGAGTCAAGTTGAGACATCTGCTCTGCAAGCTGTTACAGACTATTCTGGACTCTTAACAGGTCAGACTGCCCTTAACCTACAATACTCATTGCTTAATCCACAAGTTGCACAAATGCTCACAAACTCAGACAACATCAACACCCTTATCGGTAAAGTTGAAACACTTAACGGACAAATGGGAGAACTTAACGTTGTCAATCAAGAACAAGCTGGTCTTCTTCGTGAAGGTCAAGTTCTTAACACTTACATTGATGGTAAACGTATTAACAATGTGCTTGCTCCTGGTATGGCAGATGCACAATTACAATACAAAGCACGTCAAGACAGAATTAATGGAGGTATCGCTTAATGAGTGGTTCTACTGAACTATATTTCGATATCCTGTTAGGCGAAGGTTCAGACCAAGTCAATATAACAGAGCTTATCGAACGTTATCGTGGTGGTGTTACCAAGATTGATAGAGGTCTTGGTGGCGCTAAAACTAATACAACGTCTACTGGTACAGACCGTTATGGTACTCAGCATGCCTATCAAAAACTAGGTGCTAAAACTATCAAGATTGATTTCTTGATTTTTGCTGATACCAATCAACGTGCTCGCTTTAGACGTGAAATGACAGGTGTTCTTGATTTTCCTAATGGTACAAGACATCTGCGATTTGAGGATGAACCTAATGGCTATTACGATGTAATCTCTGAAGGGCAATTCTCATTTAGTGAAAGTCTTAAAGAGGAACAGGCGACTGGGACTATTTCATTCACTGTTCCTGACGGACTTTGGCATTCGGATACAGGTATCATTGTCTCTTCTGATGGTGCTCCTAGCGATTATGCTAAGTTCACAAAAGATACCGAAGCAAAATGTATTTACGTAGATATTAACAACCCTTCCAACACTGAGGCTTATCCTATTATCACAATTAGGAACAAGACTAACATTGGGTGGATTGGTATCGTAAATCAAAATGGAGTAATGGAATTGGGGTCTACTCAGGCTACTGAAGAAGGTACTCCTCGTTATGTTGATGGTACAGGGTCTGAAGTTCTTTTACAAATTAAGAAAGGCGACTTTGGCCCTACAGGTTGGGGTATGTTAAAGGAAGGACGACATCAATTTGGTGGTAGACCTGTTCTTGGTATTGCTCCTAGTGAGAAATCACAAATTGTTAACAGACTTGTTGTCAAAGAAATGCGACACAAACATAACCCTTCATCAGCATTTGGTGCTGCAGACTACGTAACAAATGGTGTGCATTATCCAGGTGGCGATGAAAAAGGATTTGAAAACAAATGGGCTGAAGCTATCGGTTATATTGATATCCCTGCAGACCGTGATGGTGTAAAAGGAGGTACTGATTTCCGTGTCGACTTTAATGCTAAATTTCACGCTTTACAACTTGGGCAAACTGGTGTTATTCGTGTTGGTGTAATTAGTGACCGTAATGAAGTCATTGCACAATACGAAATTGGTAAGACAGACCGTTCAGGTAACGTCATGACTGCCAACTTCCAGATTGACGAACAAGGTAAAGACAAATGGTATGAGATGCGTAAGTTCCACGCCAACAATGGAGAATACGAACCTGCTAACAAATCATTCAATACCAGAACTGGTGATGTTTGGTTTATGAAGGAAGGGTCTAAACTCACATTTATGTTGGATGGACATTTGTATGGATATACCAATGAGAAACTAAAAACAATGCGTTTTAGCAAGATTGTTATTCAAATGGGACACGTTTATGGAGTCTCAGAAGTCGAAGTAATGGCTATCGAGTCTTTGAGTTTTACCAAACTTAATACTCACCGCTATGCTAACGTTGACAATAAATACAAACCTAATTCTATTGTTACAATTGATAACTGGAATGGTGAAGTATGGATTTCTCCAGACGGTACTTCTGAGAAGGGATACATCTCACAATCAGAAGTTGTTAAAGGTTCTAACTGGGTTATTCTACCTAAGGGTAAATCTAAGTTGCAGTT